TCTGCCAGGCGGCCAAAACCTTGGAGAAATCACTGATATTGAATACTTTAAGAAAAAACTCTACAGATCCCTTAATGTTCCACCCTCAAGAATGGATGGGGAAGGTGGGTTTAACTTGGGTAGATCTTCTGAAATCCTGAGAGACGAACTCAAATTTACCAAGTTTGTTGGACGTTTGAGAAAGAGATTCTCAAATATGTTCAATGATATGCTGAAGACTCAGTTACTTCTGAAGAACATAATTACTCCAGAAGATTGGGAGATGATGAGTGAGCACATTCAATATGACTTCCTATATGACAATCACTTCTCTGAACTAAAGGAATCGGAACTTCTCAATGAGAGATTGAATAGTCTGCAAGCCGCAGAACCTTATATTGGGAAGTATTACTCTCAGGATTATGTCCGTCGCCGTATTTTGCGTCAGACCGATGAAGAAATCCTTGAGCAAGATGCATTGATTAAAAGGGAGATTGAAGCAGGTATTATTCCAGATCCAAATGCTCCTATTGATCCAGAAACTGGAGCACCACTAGATTCGTCTGCAGACATGGATTTAGGTAAACCCCAAATGGAACCAGAAGTTGATGGTTCTGCAGCAGAAGCTCCAGAAATTCCTGATGGTGGGGAAATATAAATACACATAGTTCCTTATTAATTTAACAATGGATGAATTAATTGATGCGATTACGGCAGATGAGTCTCCGGCAGATATTAGCGATAAGATTAAAGAAATCTTATTTGGTAAGTCTGCAGAAAGAATTGATGCCTTTCGTCCAGTAGCAGCAAAATCTATGTTTGGTGATGATACTGAAGTAGAGGGTGAAATTTCTTCCGAAGACGAAGAATAAATAAATAACTACTAAATGAATTATAAAGAATAATGGCTCTTAATCCGGTTGGCATTTGTACTGCCATTTCTACATCAGGTTCCGCCGCAGCTTCTACTGTTCTTACTCACCAGAGTCAGTATCTCAGATGTGTTGCTGTTACTCAAGGAGCCCATGTCGCAATTGGCACAAATCCAACTGCGACGCCAGCAAACTTTTTTGTATCAACTTCAGATCCAGAAATAATTTGTCTCCATAAACCAGCAGCTCAAAGAGTTGTTGGTATTGAGACTGGTTCTACAACAACTCTGAGTTTTCCAGAAGGTGTTGTTGGATCGCCATTTGCAGTTGGAGAAGCAGTTGCTTTGACTGTAACTGGTCAAAGTGGTTTTGATTTTTCAAACAAGATTGTTCTTAGTATCACTCAACAAGCTACATCTGAACCTTACGTAACAAAGGTTGTGATTAATCACGACTCATCATCAGGTGCTCCAGACCAGACTAGAGATGGACTTGGAACTTACGCTGAACTGAGAGGAGTGTTTAAAGTTTCCGCACTTGGTCTCGGTAGCGGAACTCTTTATATCCAACAAGTTCAGGAAACCTGAAGGAGAAACAAATGAAACTAATCAGAGAAGAGATAGAAAAGGTAGAGGTTATTACCGAAGAAAAGAACGGTAAAAAACTCCTTTATATTCAAGGACCTTTCCTCCAAACAGAACAGAAAAATCGCAACGGTAGAGTATATCGTCGCAATGTTATGGAGCGTGAGGTAAAGAGATATACTAATGAGTATGTTTCAAAAGGTCGTGCTCTCGGAGAACTCGGCCACCCCGATGGTCCAACCATTAATCTCGACAGAGTTTCCCATAAGATCGTTTCTCTTGAGCAAAAGGGAAATGACTTTATTGGTAAGGCTCAAATCTTATCTACCCCTATGGGTAAAATTGCAGAATCTCTTCTGAAAGAAGGAGTTTGTCTTGGTGTTTCTTCTAGAGGCATCGGCTCACTTCGTCAAACTAAAGAAGGATATTCTGAAGTTGGTGAAGACTTTATGTTAGCAACTGCTGCCGATATCGTTGCTGATCCTTCTGCACCTGATGCTTTTGTTCAGGGAATTATGGAAGGTAAAGAATGGGTCTGGGAAGGTGGCATCCTTCGTGAGCAAATTGCTACAAAAACTGCAAAGAGAATCAACACTCTTGTAGATCAAAGAGCACTTGAAGAGCATAAAATTAATCTCTTCAATGACTTCCTCAATAGTTTATAAGTAGTGCTTCTTACATAAAATATTTTAATTTATAAATAAATATAGATTTAAACACAGGAAAAATCCGGAGAGTTCAAATGTCTAGTGGCAACAATTTACAAGAAATGGAAGTAGGCACGAAGCAATCCAAGACCGCTGTTAATGCTGGTGCAAAGGCAGCGGATCCTATGCCAACGCTTCAAGGAGACGGATCTCAACTCGGCGCAGTTGAAGATCTCGGCGGTCCTACTCCTGAAAACTACAGATCAGATGATGATTCAGCAAAACTGAAGACCCCTGGCGGCACCCTTAAGCAAGTTAAGGATGTTGTTAATAAAGGTGCTAAGCCTGCTGATGCAATGAAAGGCGTCAAGGAAGAAGAAGAACTTTCTGACGAAGAAGTAGTTGCAGAAGAAGAGACCACCGAAGAGGAAGTAGTCTCTGAAGAAGAGATTGCTGAAGAGGAAGAAGTAGAAGTAGTTGCCGAATATGATATTGAAGAGGATGTAAATGCTCTTCTTCAAGGCGAGGAACTCTCCGAAGAATTCCAAGAAAAAGCAAAAACCATCTTTGAAACTGCTATCAATGCTAAGGTAGCAGCTATCAGAGTTGAAATGGAAGAGCAACTCAACGCTCAGATTGCTGAAGAGCAAGAAAAGATCGCTGAGGAGTTCGCTACTGTTAAAGAGGCACTCGCTGAGCGTGTTGACTCTTATCTTGAGTATGTTGCTGACGAGTGGTTTGAAGAGAACGCACTCGCAGTTGAATCCGGTCTGCAGACCGAAATGACTGAATCATTCCTGACTGGAATGAAGTCACTTTTTGAAGAACATTATGTAACAATCCCTGAAGACAAATATGATGTGCTTGAGAGCATGGTAGAAAAACTTGATGACATGGAGACAAAACTCAACGAGCAGATTGAGAAGAATGTTTCCCTTAACAAGCGTCTCGCAGAGTCGGTTGCTGAAGGAATCCTCGATAACGTTTCTGAAGGTCTTGCTGAGACCCAGAAAGAGAAGCTCGCCTCACTTGCAGAGGGTGTTGAGTTTGAAAGTGAAGCAAAGTATCGTGAAAAGTTGGAGACGCTGAAGGAGTCATATTTCTCCTCAACTAAAGCAACTTCAACCGCTAACAAGACTGAGACTCTCTCAGAAGGTGTAGAGTCTGGACATGAGTCCTACTCAGGTTCAATGGCTGCATACATGAAGACTCTCGGGTCTTTTAGCAAGTCCTGAATTTAATATTAATTCAAACTGTAAACATCCACACTTAAAGGAAAAAGCAAATGTTCCATTCTGAGCATCTGCAGGAAAAGTGGGCACCTCTCCTCGACCACGAGGGCGGAATCAAAGATTCCCATCGTAGAGCTGTTACCGCTGTCCTGCTCGAAAACCAAGAAAAATTCCTCCAAGAGCAAAATGCTTTTGGATCCTCAGGTCTCCTGAACGAAGCCCCCACCAACGCTGTTGGTAACGATGGTTACCAAGGTGGTTCTGCTGAAGCAGGTCCTACCGCAGGTTTCGACCCCGTTCTGATTTCCTTGATCAGACGCTCCATGCCTAACCTGATCGCTTATGATCTGGCTGGCGTTCAACCAATGTCTGGTCCTACTGGCCTTATCTTCGCGATGCGCTCACAGCGCCTCAAGGAAGGCAGCAGAAGCGAGACCTTCTATGATGAAGTAGATTCCTCCTTCTCCGGTCAGGACGCAGGGTTTAACCTCACCGGCGGCATGACTGATCGTCTTGCTGGTATGGGTACTACCTCACAGTCAGGTACTAATCCTTCCGTTCTGAACCCTGTTGGTTCAGCATCATCCACTGCCTACAACGTAGGTCAGGGTATGCAAACTGGCGACGCTGAGAACCTTGATGGTACTGGCGGCGACGCATTCAACCAGATGGCATTCTCGATCGAGAAAGTCACTGTTACCGCTAAGTCAAGAGCACTGAAGGCAGAATACAGCCTTGAGCTTGCACAAGACCTGAAGGCAATCCACGGCCTCAATGCTGAGGCAGAACTCGCCAACATTCTCTCAACTGAGATTCTGGCTGAGATCAACCGTGAAGTCATCAGAACCATCTACAAGACTGCTGAGCAAGGCGCTGTTTCTAACGTCGCTACCGCTGGTGAGTTCGACCTCGACATCGACTCCAACGGTCGTTGGTCTGTTGAGAAGTTCAAGGGTCTTCTGTTCCAAATCGAGCGCGATGCTAACGCAATTGCACAGCGCACTCGTAGAGGAAAGGGCAACATCATCCTCTGCTCTGCAGACGTTGCTTCCGCTCTGACCATGGCTGGCGTTCTTGACTACACCCCAGCACTCAACGCTAACCTGAACGTTGATGACACTGGCAACACCTTCGCTGGTGTTCTGCAAGGTAAGTATCGTGTCTACATCGATCCTTATGCTGCTAACCTGACCTCTGCTAACGCATCTGGTGGTAACCAGTACTATGTCGTTGGTTATAAGGGTTCTTCACCTTATGACGCAGGTCTGTTCTATTGTCCTTATGTTCCTCTCCAAATGGTTCGTGCCGTTGGTGAGAACTCCTTCCAGCC